GCTACAAGACCAACAAGACCGACGTGCTCGTTGTGGCTTGCGTCAATCGCCTCGCCGGGGAGCAGTGGGGCAAGCCCGACCTCATGGGCGCCGTGTACTGGGCCCAGGCCTACAAGGAGTACCTGGAGGCCGGCCACGTCCTGGCCAAGGCGCTGGCCCGTGTCGCCTTCAAGGTCAAGTCCACCACTACAGCCCAGCAGCAGGCGGTAATCGACAAGATGTCCACCCTCCAGGGCACCGGGGCCACCGCCTCGCTCGGCGCCGACCAGGACCTCCTGGCCGTGTCGAAGGCCGGGGCCGGGATCGAGTTCTCCGCCGGGACGCCCCTGGCCGCCATGGTCGCCGCCGCTCTCGACGTGCCCCTGTCCGTTCTGCTCACCGACGGCTCCGCCGGTGGACGACAGGGCGCCGAGACCGCCCTGGAGGAGCCCACGTTCAAGGCCCTGGAGCTTCGGAGGCAGGTGCACAAGGACCTCGTTCGGAGGGTGTTGCGGGCCGCCGGGTTCAAGACCGAGGTGGACCTGGCGCCCCTGTCCAACGACCTCATCCAGCGCTGGGGCCAGGTCGTCACCCTCGGCCTCCAGAACGGCATCCTGCACCGTGTCGAGGCCCGCGAGCTGTTCCTGCGCCGCTTCGCCCCCGTGAACGCCAAGCCTGTGTCGGCCCTGCCCGACTGGGAGGACTTGTCCGCCCCGCAGCCGCAGTTCGACAACGGTGACAGCGAAGAGGACCAGGGCAAGGAGGACGGCAACACGGGGGTCGGGCCCCTGTCCGACGGGACGAACTCCTCGCGTGACGGCGAGGGCAAGACTACCAACGCCTGATGCACCGCGCTGTATATTAGTTCACCGGGAGGACAAACATGACGCGAACCTACTTCCGCCTCAACCAGGGCAGCGCCCTGCTGGAGGCCAAGAAGCCGGGCGAGAAGGACGACGGCGCCGGACGGTACCGCATCCGCATCATCGCGCCCGGACGCGGATCCACCGGCATGTACACCGCCCCCAACCTCGCCGAATCCGCGCCCCTGTTCGCGCCCGGCACCCACATGTTCTTCGACCACCAGACGATGACCGAGGACTGGGAGCGCCCGGAGCGCTCAGTGCGCGACCTCGCCGGGGTCTTCGAATCCGGGGCCGAAATCATGCCCGACGGGTCACTGGAGGCCGACATCAAGGTCTACCCCTCCGTCAACGGGATCATCCGCGAACGGTGGGCCGACATCGGGGTGTCGATCAACGGCTGGTCCGCTGAGGAAATAGGCCCCGACGGCGTCGTGCCCGTCCTCGCTGGAATCCAGTCCGTCGATTTCGTCACCAGAGCCGGGGCCAAGGGCGCCGTCCTGGAGGTCCTGGAATCCAACGGCCGCTGGCGTCTCATGAACCCCTCTGCCCCAACCAAGTCCACCACCAACCCCGATGTTCAGGAGGAACAGGCCGTGAAGCCGGAGGATATCTGCAAGGCGGTGTCGGAGGCTATGGCGGCCGCCATGCCCGCTGCCATCAAGGAGGCCGCCGCCATGCTCGCGGCGGACCAGGAGAAGAAGGTCGCCGAGGCCAAGAAGGATGAGGCGCCCGCCGTCGACCCCTACGAGGCCGCCGCCAAGGTCGCTGAGGCGCAGGACCTTCCGAAGGAGGCCCGCGCCCGCGTCATGGAGGCCGTCAAGAGGGGAGCCGGTGTCGACGACGCCATCGAGGCCGAGCGCGCCTACATCAAGGCCATCGCCCCCGCGCCCGTCGTCCGCGAGGACGCCGCGGCCAAGACCGGCGACGACGTCCAGGTCACCTCCTGGGCCAAGTGAGCGAAGGAGGACGCACACCATGATCGGAATCAACGAGTTCGGCGCCAAGAATATCTCCGACATCCAGGTCTTCGAGTACACCGACACCCTCTCCCTGCCCGTCGACAAGACCAGCTACAGCCACGCCCACATCGGCGACATCGTCAAGGTCGGCAGCATCGTCGGCCTCCTCGTCACCGAGATCGCCGCCACCCCCGAGGAGATCAAGAAGGCCGTCAAGGCCGTCGAGGACGCGGGCGGCACCTACATCCCCGCCACCAAGCCCACCGGCGGCTTCAACGCCCCCGGCTACGCCTCCGTGCGCATCAAGGGCGGCGTGTTCAAGATGAGCGTCAAGCACTCCGGCGCCGTCAAGGTCGGCTCCCCCGTCTACGCCGACAAGCTCACCGACGGGCGCCACGCCATCACCACGACCAAGGGGGCCGACGGCTTCCAGGTCGGATACCTGTACAACGCCCTGCCCGCGCAGGGGGCGGAGCACGTCGTGCCCGTCATCTTCGACCCGACCGCCCGCTGACCGCGGACCGGGAAAGGAGTAACCCATGATTCAGGGCAGGATCTGCGAGAACCGCAACGAGTTCGCCCACCACCTCGACCTCGCCCTCAAGGGCGTGCCCTCCTCGCAGGGAATCGTCAAGGAGACCGTCATGATGACCCTCGGCCTGGCGCCCAGGGTCACCGAGGCCGTCACCTCCGACATGGTCGCCGGGTGGTTCACCTCCGTCGCTCAGGGCGCCTTCGAGAGCCAGTACGCCGAGCAGACCACCACGTGGGAGAAGTTCGCCTCCACCGAGGCACTGCCCTCCTTCCGCCCCACCCAGCTCTACGAGCTCGACCACGACATCGACGCCACGCTCCTGCGCGACAACGGCGGTGAGGTCGTCGTCCCCCAGACGATGCCGCGCATCCCCGAGCTCACCCCCTACCCCACCTTCGGGTATCGGGCGTCGGGGCGCTGGGTGGAGGTGCACAAGGAGGGTGTGCGCCTCCAGATGTCCTGGGAGGCGTTCATCAACGACAACTGGAACATCATCGGCCGTTTCCCCAAGGACGCCGCGTTCCTGGCCTCGCGCACCGTCGACGCCGCCGTCTACGGCGCCCTGTTCTCCCTGGACGCCGCCGCACCCGGGTTCAACACGAACATCATCGCCGACGCCAACGCCACGGTCCTCCAGGCCCGCACCGCCGACGGCGCCTACGTGCTGCGCGACGTGCCGAAGAACTCGCCGCTGACCTTCGAGGCCCTGTGCGCCGCCATCTGGCAGGTGCGCCACACGAAGGTCAATGGCCGGTACATCCAGGTGCCCAAGTTCGTCCTGCTCGTGCCCCCGACTCTCAAGCCGATGGCCGACATGGTCACCGCCATGACGTCCATCGAGCACAAGGAGAAGGACGCGGCCGGGGCGACGTCGAACAAGACGATCCTGTCGACCACGCCGACGGCGGGCGTGGAGGTCGTCGAGTCCGACATGGTCGGCCTGCTCGGCGGCCCCACCCAGGGCGACACCAACTGGATCCTGGCCCCGGCCGGTGGCCGCACCGCCTCGCGGCGCACCATCCTGCGCACCACGCTGATGGGCATGGAGGGCGTCGAGCTGCGGGCGGCGGCCAACCAGGGCACGTCGATCGGCGGCGGGGCTCTCAACGCCACCTCCGGTTCGTTCGACAACGACGACATCCAGTTCCGCGCCCGCATGGTCACCGGCGGCGCCGTCCTGCACACGGACGGCATTGTCGCCTCGACCGGACAGGGTCACTGATAGACGCCCCGCCCCCGGGTTGCAGGCAGAGGCCCGGGGGCGGGGTTCTCCATAGGGGGAGAAGAAGGAGGAAAAGATGCCTGTGGCGTTCAACACAAATGTGGGTAGGGTAAGGCTTCTTATCCCCGACATCGAGGAGCGCTCCGACCCCCGCGACCTGCGCCTTCCCCCCTCCTACCTGTTCACCGACGAACAGATCCAAGCCTTCCTCGACATCAACAACGGAAACATCAAGCGCGCCGCCGCCGACGCCGTCCGCGTCATCGCCACTACGCAGTCCCTCCTGCTCAAGGTCCTGTCCACCGACGACAAGTCCACCGACGGGGCCAAGCTCGGCGCCGAACTGCGCGCCCAGTCCAAGCGCCTCATAGACGAGGCCGATTCCGACGACAAGCGCGACATCGGCTTCGACATCGCCGAATGGACCCCCCGGCCCCGGGACTACGCATGGCACTGAGCTCACTCGCCTTCAAGGATCCCCACTTCGACTCCGCCGCCTACGACTTCCTGTCGCTGCTGTGCAACAGCCTCGTCGCCATATACCCCCCGGCAGTCGGCAACGGCGAGGGCGAGGAGGACACCTGGGTGCCCGGGACCGGTGTCGTCAAGAAGAAGGTCGGCCCCATCTGGCGCGGTTGGGCCGCCATCACCCCCAACAAGGACTGGCGCGCCCGCAATCGGAGGCAGTCCTACGAGGACACCGCCACCCACGCCTACCGCGTCCAGCTGTGGCACATCGACAAGAACCTCCTCGTCCCCGCTGAGCAGTGGGGGGACCGGACCAAGCGGATCCGACTCGACTTCAACCAGCGCCTCCGTGTCGAAAGGCACGACACAGACCCCCAGCTGGAGGGCATGGCCATGGTCATCCGCAACCCCGTCACCGACTCCGACTGGTGGCAGCCCACCCTCCTGTGCGACGTGTCCGTCAACGACCTGCGGGGTGAGGGCTGGTGAGCAGCACCAACGAGGGCAACCTCGTCACCATCAGGCAGACCGGCGTCAAGGACATCCGCCGGGCCCTGCGCGGCCTGGAGGCCAGGGCCTTGGTCAAGGCCCTGGCCGAGGTTCGTCGGGCCGTCGACCAGGCCGCCGCCCAGGGCGTCAAGACCATCCAGTACGTCATCGACACCTCTGGCGCCGGGATGCCCTACAAGCACGACAAGAGCACGGACGCCCGCGTGCACACCGGCGCCATGCGCGAATCCGTGGGTGTGCGTTGGGAGCGCGACGACGAAAACGGCGTCACCGTGTTCATCGGGTTCATCAACACCCCCGACTACACGGTCTTCCAGGAGGAGGGCACCCACAAGCTGCGCGCCATGCAGGCCCTCGCCAAGGCCCGCGCCCTGGCCGAGGACGAC